GAAACCCGTTCTCAACATTTGCTATTACGGGTGTTACAATTGATAATCCATCACCATTTTCATTCGAAACTTCTCTTCTAAATTCAGATTCTGAATATATTACAAAAGTATTCAGTAATAGTAATTTTTCAAAATCAAGATTTGAGGTTCCTTTATTTGTTGAAGAGTCTTATCAAAACATGTTAAATTACGCATATAACAAAGGTTATATTCGTGGGTTAAATGCTGAGTTAGTTGCTCTACCAGGTGCAAGAGGAAGAAACACTTCTTCAATTGCAAACAACTTATTCCAATATCAAAGTCCTGAAACACCTTTTGTTGTTTCTGAACTTAGAGGTAATAAGGTTTATAACTTATTCAAGTTTATATCAATTTCTGACGGTAATGCTGCAAACACAGAGGTAAAAATTTCTATCACTAACTTATCATTTAATAACATGACATTTGATGTGTTGGTTAGAAATTTCTTTGACACTGACGCTAACCCTGTGGTGATTGAAAAATTCACTAACTGTAACATGGATCCGGCATCTAATAATTTCGTTGCTAAGAAAATCGGTTCAAGTGACGGAGAGTATGCATTGATTTCACGTTACATTATGATTGAGTTGGCTGACGAAGCACCAATTGATGCTATCCCTTGTGGTTTCTATGGATACACACAAAGAGAATACTCTTCGGTAACCAACCCTTCACCAGTTCCAATTTTCAAAACAAAATATTACTTTCCTGGTGAAGTTATTTATAACCCTCCATTCGGAGCTCCAACTGATGTAACTGAATCTTCAGGTGACATTGTTAGAAGAAGTTACTTAGGTTTCTCAAGTCAATTTGGAGTTGATGATTCATTCTTACAATATAAAGGAACACAAAATCCTATTAGCTGGATTACATCTCCACTTCCTGTTGAAGGGGCACCATGGAATTATTTAAGTAAAGGTTTCCACATGGATTCTGGCGCAACAGTAGTAACACTTGCTAATTCATTTTTAACAAGTGGTCAAACAGCATTTGAATGTGGTGTTGCTGACTTTACAAGAGACCCTGAAACTCAAGAAAACCCTTATTACTTCATCTACTCAAGAAAATTCACAATATGTTTCGCGGGTGGTTTTGATGGATGGGACATTTATAGAGAGTTTAGAACTAACGAGGACAGATTCCAATTGGGAGCAACAGGTTTCTTGGCAGGAGCATCTCCATCTACAAGATATCCAAACGCGACTGGTGATGGTCTATTCAAAAGAATTGTAGTTCAAAACAATACTCAAGATTTTGCGAACACTGACTACTACGCTTACTTACTTGGTATATTGACATTTGCAAATCCTGAATCAACGAACATCAACGTATTTGCGACATCAAGTATTGATTATGTAAACAACTCTAACCTTGTTGAAGAAGCTATTGACATGGTACAATTCTCAAGAGCGGATTCAGTTTACATTGCAACTACACCTGATTACCAAATGTTTACTCCCGATGCAACAAATCCACAGGATATTATTTATCCTCAAGAAGCGGTTGACAACTTGGATAACACAGGTATTGATTCTAACTACACTGCGACTTACTATCCTTGGATTCTTACAAGAGATACTGTTAATAATACACAAATCTATCTTCCACCAACAGGAGAAGTTTGTAGAAACTTGGCATTGACAGATAACATTGCATTCCCTTGGTTCGCTTCAGCGGGTTACACAAGAGGTCTTGTAAACTCTATCAAAGCGAGAGTTAAATTGACTCAAGAAGACAGAGATACTTTGTATCAAGGTAGAATCAACCCAATTGCAACATTCTCTGATGTGGGAACTGTAATTTGGGGTAACAAAACCTTACAAGTTGCTGACACAGCACTTAACAGACTGAACGTAAGGAGATTATTACTTCAAGCTCGTAAGTTGATTTCAGCAGTAGCGGTAAGATTGTTGTTCGAACAAAACGACCAAATCGTTAGACAACAATTCTTGGATAGTGTTAACCCTATCTTAGATTCAATTAGAAGAGACAGAGGTCTTTATGATTTCAGAGTAACAGTTTCTTCTTCACCTGAAGATTTAGATAGAAATACATTAACAGGAAAGATATACTTAAAACCAACGAAGGCATTAGAATTCATCGATATCGAATTCTTCATCACTCCAACAGGAGCTTCGTTTGAAAATATCTAAAAATAAACACGGGAGAAGAAATAAAACTCTTCTCCCTATTATTTATATATAAAACTATGGAATTCACAAAAAAAATATTAATGGAAAGTTTGGAAGTACC